TGCAGAACGGTCAATCCCCAATTCATCGAACAGCTGAACCGAAAAAAGCCCACCAACATGGCACAGTTCGCAGACATCTGGTATACGGCGAATGGGGCAAATTACGGCAGAAATCAACACTACAACGACAGCCGATACCACATGCTGAACTATCACGCAACTTTTACAAAAGGCACAATCGAATTCAGACTTTTCCAGTTTGACAAGCCTACAGCTGAAAAGAAAAATGGACTCCATGCTGGGCAATTGAAAAGCTACATTCAGCTTTGCCTTGCCCTTTCCGAAATGGCAAAGAAACTGAAAACAGCAAGTCCAAAGCCACAGCAAACGGAAAATCCGAAATTCGCAATGCGAACATGGCTGATTCGGCTGGGGCTGGTCGGCGAGGAGTTCGCCACCGCCAGAACGTTCCTTACCAAAAACTTGGATGGCGATGCAGCCTTCCGGTTCGGCCGATAAAGAGACAGCCTTTTGCTACCAGCTACACCAGACCGCTTCGGCGGTCTTATGGTGGTGAAAGGGTATCCCTTTCAGAAAGGATTTGATTGCATGAAAAAGTTTTACCTTGCCTACGGCAGCAATCTGAACGTGAAACAGATGCAGTTCCGCTGCCCGGATGCCAGAATTGTGGGGACTGCGGAGATCCCAAATTACCAGCTGCTGTTCAAAGGCAGCAAGACTGGCTCCTATCTGACCATCGAACCCAAGCAGGGCTGTACCGTTCCGGCGGTAGTATGGTCGGTGTCGGAACGAGATGAACTTGCCCTTGACCGTTATGAGGGGTATCCCCATTTCTACTACAAAACGGAACTGGAACTTCCTCTTGCAGAAACTGGGAAAAAGCTGACCGTCTTTGTGTACATCATGCATGAGGAACGGAAACTGGGCATCCCCACTTCTGCCTACATCCGCACCTGTGTGGATGGATACCGCCAGTTCGGCTTTGACCTGAAACACCTGCGGAAAGCCGTGGACATCAGCGAACGGGAGGTGTACCACCATGAAAACGGATAAGCCTGTTTCGGCAGTCTGCCCACTTTGCGGAAAACCCTACTCCGGTGTTCCGGCACTTTCCAGAACGGACAACCAAACGCCCATTTGCCCGGACTGCGGCATTCGGCAGGCACTGGAAAGCATCGGTGTTTCCATAGAGGAACGGGAGAAAATCCTGTCTGTAATGCACCGAAAGTTCCCCATGTAACCGCCCTGTTTGCCCTGTGTGGGCTTTCAGAGCACTTGCCGAGAAACTGCCCAAAGTCAAAACCAGCCCCACACAGGCGAACTGTGCGGGGCTGGTCTTGAAGTTATAAATTCCACAAGCCGGAGCCGAAAGGCTCTGGCGGTCGTACCAAACATGGCAAACAGGTCACATCTGCACGCCATGACCATGATTTTCAAAGACTTGCTTCGGCAGGTCTTTTTTGTTGTGAGGTGAGAGAATGCGAAAACTGAAAGGCTATAAAACCACAAAATTTATGGCGGAAGATTCGCATTATAATAAAAAAGCGGCAGATTATGCCGTGAATTTTATCGAATGCCTGTGTCATACAAAAGGTACATGGGCAGGAAAAAAGTTTGAACTGATTGATTGGCAAGAACGGATCATACGAGATATATTTGGTGTGCTGAAACCGAATGGCTATCGTCAGTTTAACACAGCTTACGTAGAAATTCCGAAAAAGCAAGGCAAATCAGAACTCGCTGCTGCGGTTGCTCTGCTGCTTACTTGCGGTGATGGCGAAGAACGTGCCGAAGTTTACGGCTGTGCTGCCGACCGCCAACAGGCCGCCATTGTATTTGACGTAGCAGCGGATATGGTGCGAATGTGTCCCGCCCTTTCCAAACGAGTGAAAATCCTGACCTCACAAAAGCGTATCGTGTATATTCCGACCAACAGCTTCTATCAGGTGCTTTCGGCAGAGGCATATTCCAAGCATGGTTTCAACATCCATGGAGTGGTGTTCGATGAACTGCATACGCAGCCAAACCGAAAGCTCTTTGATGTTATGACTAAAGGTTCTGGTGATGCCAGAATGCAGCCTTTGTATTTTCTCATCACCACGGCTGGGACGGACACGCATTCTATTTGTTATGAAACGCATCAAAAGGCAAAAGATATTTTGGAAGGCAGAAAAATCGATCCAACATTCTATCCTGTGATTTACGGTGCAGATGAATCTGAAGACTGGACTTCTCCAGAAGTTTGGAAAAAAGCAAATCCCTCTCTTGGCATTACTGTCGGAATGGATAAAGTTGAAGCTGCTTGCAATTCTGCCAGACAAAATCCGGGTGAAGAGAACGCATTCCGACAACTGCGTTTGAATCAGTGGGTAAAACAGTCTGTTCGATGGATGCCAATGGAAAAATGGGATGCTTGTAATGCTCCTGTAATTCCAGAATTCCTTCGTGGAAGAATCTGCTACGGTGGACTTGACCTTTCCAGTACTACGGATATTACAGCTTTTGTTTTGGTGTTCCCTCCAACAGACGATGATGAGATATATTCTGTTTTGCCTTACTTCTGGCTGCCGGAGGAAACACTGCCCCTCAGAGTAAGACGTGACCATGTTCCATATGATGTATGGGAACGGCAAGGCTACCTGAAAACGACTGAGGGAAATGTGGTTCACTATGGTTTTATCGAAAACTTCATCGAAGAACTGGGACAGAAGTTTCACATCAAAGAAATTGCTTTTGACCGTTGGGGTGCAGTGCAGATGTCGCAAAACTTAGAAGATTTGGGATTTACCTTAGTACAGTTTGGGCAGGGATATAAGGATATGAGTCCGCCCACCAAAGAACTGATGAAGCTGACATTGGAGAAAAAAATAGCACATGGTGGTCAGCCGGTTCTTCGTTGGATGATGGACAACATCTTCATCAAGCGAGATCCTGCCGGAAATATCAAGCCGGACAAAGAAAAATCCACAGAGAAGATTGACGGTGCGGTTGCCATGATTATGGCTCTTGACCGTGCAATTCGCTGTGGATGTACTGGGGATGGAACAAGTGTTTATGACGAAAGAGATATGTTGATTTTGTAAGGAGTGAGGAATTATGCGTATTTTGAGAGGATTTTTTCGGGGACGAGATCACCCGAAAAACAGCTACGACAGTCCCAGTTACAGTTACTTCTTCGGACGTTCCAACAGTGGTAAGCGAGTTAATGACCGTACCGCCATGCAGCACACAGTGGTGTATGCCTGTGTGCGAGTTCTGTCAGAAGCTATTGCCCAACTGCCATTACACGTTTACCAATATACCGAAAACGGAAAAGAGCGAGTGCCACGGCATCCGCTCTATTTTTTGCTGCATGATCAGCCAAATCCGGAAATGACATCCTTCGTATTCCGAGAAACCCTGATGTCCCATCTGCTGATTTACGGCAATGCTTATGCACAAATTATCCGAAACGGTCGTGGAGATGTATTGGGGCTGTATCCGCTGATGCCGGATAAGGTCAGAGTAGACCGTGACCAGCGAAATCGTCTGGTCTACATCTACAGTCGCTACGATGAAGCCAATCCAAACCTGAAACAGCAGGGCGATATTGTCCTGCAGGCAGAAGATGTGCTGCATATTCCCGGACTTGGGTATGACGGCTTGGTGGGATATTCTCCCATTGCTCTTGCAAAGAATGCAATCGGCATTTCTCTTGCCTGTGAAGACTATGGTTCTACCTTTTTCGCCAACGGTGCCAGTCCATCCGGTGTGTTGGAACATCCGGGAGTCATCAAAAATCCAGAGCGTGTGCGGGATGCTTGGCAGCGTGCCTATGGTGGCTCCAACTCGCATCATACCGCAATTTTGGAAGAGGGCATGAAATACACGCCTATTTCCATCCCCAACAATGAAGCACAGTTTCTGGAAACCAGAAAGTTTCAGGTCGAGGAAATTGCCCGGCTGTATCGAGTGCCGCTTCATATGATCGGTGACCTTGACCACGCAACATTCAGTAACGTAGAACATTTATCCCTTGATTTCGTGAAATACAGTCTTGACCCTTGGATCGTTCGCTGGGAGCAAGGTATGATGAAAGATCTGCTTTCCGATTCAGAGAAAGGCAAGTATTTCATCAAATTCAATGTAGAGGGGCTTTTGCGTGGTGACTATGCTTCCAGAATGCAGGGCTACGCTACCGCCAGACAGAACGGTTGGATGTCCACCAATGACATTCGGGAACTGGAGGATATGAATCTGGTGCCGGAAGAACAGGGCGGAAATCTGTATCTCGTAAACGGCAGCTTTACCAAACTTGCTGATGCAGGTGCATTTGCAAAGAAAAATGAAAAGGAGGAAACGACCCATGAAGAATAATCGTTTCTGGAACTGGGTACGCAACGAAGAAACCGATGCATCGGAGATGTATTTGTACGGTGCGATTGCGGAGAGTACATGGTTTGAAGATGATGTTACCCCTGCCATGTTCCGCTCGGAACTGCAAAAACACAGCGGTGATGTGACCGTCTTTATCAACTCGCCGGGCGGCGATGTGTTTGCTGCCAGTCAGATCTATACCATGCTCCGAAACCATCCGGGCAAGGTTACGGTTAAGATTGACGGCATTGCCGCTTCTGCGGCTTCTGTGGTGGCGATGGCTGGAGAAGAAACCTTGATTTCACCGACCGGAATGCTGATGTGCCACAATCCGATGACCTGTGCCATGGGCAACAAGGCAGATATGGAGAAAGCAATCGCACTTCTGGATGAAGTCAAGGAATCCATTATCAATGCTTATGCAGAAAAATCGCATCTCAGCCGCAATAAGATTGCAAGGCTGATGGATGAAGAAACGTGGATGAATGCAGAAAAAGCATTACAGCTGGGATTTGTAGACGGCATTCTCTTTTCTAAAAAGAATCCGTTTGTGCCAGAAGAAGAACCCGAAAAAACAGATCCAGATGAAGAAACAGAGGAATCTCCTGAAGAAGATCCGGATGAAAAAAAGAAGGAAAGCACAGCGTCCATGCTGTACACACCATCCAAAACGCTGGATTCTTTTCTGCAGAAGATTTCTGCAACTGCATCCAAAGGCACGCCGATCAACCAATTGGACAAGCGGCTGGAGCTTTTGAAATATTAAAAATACAGGAGGACTGATACTATGACAATTCAGGAACTGAGAGAAAAAAGAAGCAAGGCATGGGATACTGCCCGTGACTTTTTGGATTCCAAGCGAAATGAAAGCGGTCTGCTTTCGGAAGAGGACAGCAAGACATACGATGCCATGGAGCAGCAGATCGTGGCATACGGCAAGGAAATCCAGCGGCTGGAACGACAGGCTCAGATTGAAGCGGAGATGAACAAGCCCACTTCTACGCCGATTCAGAACAAGCCGAACGCCTCCATTCACGGCGATACCAAGACAGGGATTGCATCTGACGAATACCGTACTGCTTTCTGGAACAGCATTCGCAACCGCAATTTTTACGATGTCCGAAACGACCTGCAGGTTGGTACAGATACTGAGGGTGGCTATCTTGTGCCGGATGAATTTGAACGAAAACTGGTGGAAGCCCTGACCGAAGAAAACATTTTCCGGCAGCTGGCAACCGTCATCAAAACTTCCTCTGGTGATCGAAAGATTCCCATCGTTACTTCTAAGGGCGAAGCTGCTTGGATGGATGAGGAGGACGCATATAAGCTGTCTGACGATACCTTTGGACAGGCTTCCCTCGGTGCGTACAAGGTTGGCACAGCAATTAAGATCTCTGAGGAACTGCTGAATGATGCTGCTTTTGACCTGCCGTCCTATATTGCAAAAGAATTTGCAAGAAGAATCGGTGCAAAGGAAGAAGAGGCATTCTTCATTGGTGATGGCAAGGGCAAGCCGACCGGTATCTTCGCTGCAACGGGCGGTGCAGAAAGCGGGGCAACAACCAGCACTGCAAATATCACTTTCGATGATGTTCTGGAACTGTTCTATTCTCTGAGAAGCCCGTATCGGAAGAAAGCTGTATGGGTACTGAACGATTCCACAGTAAAGGCACTTCGTAAGCTGAAGGACAGCACTGGCAATTACATCTGGAATCCGTCTGTACAGGCTGGCGTACCGGATACCATTCTCAATCGTCCGTACTACACTTCCAGCTATGTGCCGGAAATCAAGGTAGGTGCAAAGTGCCTCGCTTTCGGCGATTTCAGCTATTACTGGATCGGCGACCGTCAGGGACGTTCCTTTAAGCGACTGAATGAGGTATTTGCAATGAATGGTCAGGTTGGATTCCTCGCATCTCAGCGTGTCGATGGCAGACTGATTCTGACCGAAGCCGTAAAGACACTTGGCATGAAAGCGTAATCAGAGAAAGGGGTTGGAGTGGGTGGTAACTTTACAGGAAGTCAAGCAGTATCTGCGGATTGATTTTGAAGATGATGATACATTGCTTCTCTCCCTTATTTCAACTGCAAAACAGCTGGTAATGGATGTGGGAAGAATGGACGAGGAACGCTTTTCAGAAAACGAAGATGTGGTACGGACAGCAATGCTCTACACGGTTTCTTATCTCTATGAAAACCGCAATACCGCAGACTTTTCCAAGCTGACGTTAACGCTTCGTGCCATGCTGTTTGCACAGCGAGAGGGTGTGATGTAATGGAAATCGGAACTTTGAATCAGCGAATCACCTTTCTGGAGAATCGTGTCGTTACCGATGAAATCGGAAATCACACCGCTGTGTGGGACGAAGCTTTTTCCTGCTGGGCAAAAGTGACTTTGAAAGCTTCTGCGGAGCATACGGACGCTGGTGTGACCAAAGAAACACAGACACTGGAATTCCTCATTCGGCAAAACCAGCACTGGATGCCGTCTGTAACAGGCAACCGAATCTTGTTTCGGGATGTTACATACAACATCACCAGTGTTACACCAGATTATTTGCACAAGGACTATCTGAAACTTACTGCAGAAGCCAGAAAGGCAGGACAAAATGACCAGTATTGACAATCTTGCAGCGGAAATTATGCAGGGCTTGCAGGAATATGCAGACCTTGCGGATACTGCCATGAAAAAGGCTGTCCGGAAAACCGCCACGCAAGTGAAAAACGAGATTTCCGCCAATGCTCCGAAGGACACCGGGAAATATGCAAAAAGCTGGGCAACGAAAAAGACTGTCGAAAACAGTCACTCTTTGGAGATGACAGTACATTCTAAAAACAGATATCAACTGGCACATCTTCTGGAAAAGGGGCATGCCAAGCGTGGCGGTGGTCGGGTATCCGGCAAACCGCATATTGCTCCTGCGGAAGAAAACGGTGTACAGTTGTTGGAGCATTTAATCGAGGAGGCGTTGTCATGACCTACGAACAAATCGCAGAAATGATGGAAGAGATGGGACTGCCTTTCGCCTACCACCATTTCGCCGAGGGCGAAAGTCCTGAACCGCCTTTTCTGTTGTTTCTCTCTCCTGGAGAGAATCCATTTTCTGCAGATAATGTGGCATATTTCAGTTGCAAACAGCTGGACATTGAATTGTACACGGATAAAAAACTGCCGGAATTGGAAGAACAGGTGGAGTCAGTGCTTTCCCAGCACGAGATTTATTATACAAAAACAGAAACATTCATTGATTCGGAAGAATTGTATGAAGTACTCTATGAGATGGATGCCTGAGTCCGAGGCAGGATGCTGCACGAGGACGAATGGTATGCCGACATTAGATTTTAGGAGGCTGGTATATATATGGCAATGGAGAAAAACAAGGTAAAATTCGGTCTGAACAAAGTTCACTATGCAAAAATCACCTCTTATGATGAAGAAGGTGTGCCGACTTTTGCAAAGCCGGTTCGCATTCCCGGTGCAGTGTCGCTGTCTATTGATGCAGAAGGTGAAGCATCCAATTTTTACGCTGACGATGGCGTGTACTATGTAATCAACAATAACTCTGGTTACACCGGCGATCTGGAAATCGCATTGGTTCCGCTTGAGTTTGCGACAGACATTCTCGGTGAGAAGCTGGATGAAAAGGGCGTTCTCACGGAAACCAATACTGCGGAAGTATCCCAGTTTGCACTGCTGTTTGAATTCAGCGGCGATAAGAATAAAATTCGTCACTGTCTGTTCTGCTGCTCTGCCTCTCGTCCGGCAACAGAATCCAGCACCATTGAGGACGAAAAGGAAGTTAAAACAGAAACGCTGTCTTTGACCGCAACAGCGTTGAACAGTGGTTTGGTAAAAACTAAAACCTGTGAGAAAACGGATGCCGAGGTTTATGAGAACTGGTATAAGGCGGTATATATGCCCAATCTGACTGCCGCTGTACAGAGTGATAAGGCATCCGCAGCATCTGTAAAAGCGTAAGGAGGGTGCAGTATGGCAATTCAGAAGAACATCACCATTGATGGGATTGATGTGCCGTTTAAGGCAAGTGCGGCAGTCCCCAGACTGTATCGTCTGAAATTTCGCAGAGATATTTATCAGGATTTTGCAGCACTGCAAAAGTCTGTGGGAGAAAATACAGAGGAATCCTCCGCACTGGATATTGAAAGCCTTGAAGTGTTTGAGAACATCGCCTACATCATGGCAAAACCGGCTTCTCCGGATGAATGGCTGGAACAGTTCAACACGTTCAGCATTTACGAAATCCTGCCACAGCTGATTGACCTCTGGGGCTTGAATGTAGAAACACAGGTCAAGTCTAAAAAAAACATCGCCCGATTGACCGACCGATGACCACACCGCTGTTTTTGTTGCGGTGCGTTCAGCTTGGTTTGTCAATGGGCGATTTGGATTTTTTGACCATTGGTCTGGTGAATGATATGTTCACCGAACGGGAGAATGATGAATACAAATATCATATGTTAGCGGATCAGAGTGACTTCGATAAATTTTGATAAGGGGGTGAGATTGTATGGCTGATAGAATCAAGGGCATCACCGTTGAGATCGGCGGCGATACAACCAAACTGTCAAAGGCTCTGGAGGGTGTCAATAAAAATATCAGGAACACGCAGACGCAGCTCAAGGATGTACAGAAGCTGCTGAAGCTCGATCCTTCCAACACGGAACTGCTCTCGCAGAAGCATAAGCTCCTCGCCGATGCGGTGACAGCTACCAAAGAAAAGCTGGAAGTGCTGAAAACTGCTGCAGAACAGGCAAATACCGCTCTTGCAAATGGTGAAATTTCACAGCAGCAGTATGATGCTTTGCAGCGTGAGATCATCGAAACCGAAAACGAACTGAAACGTCTGACCACAGAAGCAAACAATTCTCACACCGCCTTGGAAAAGATGGGCGTTTTGGGTGAAACGCTGCAGTCCGCCGGGGACAAAATTTCCGGTGTGGGACAAAAGCTGCTGCCCGTCACCGCTGGTGTCACGGCTCTGGGAACCATTGCCGTGAAAACTGGTGCGGATTTCGATTCTGCCATGTCAAAGGTGGCAGCTGTTTCGGGGGCGACCGGTTCAGAGATGGATGCTCTCCGGGAAAAGGCTCGTGAAATGGGCAGTAAAACGAAGTTCTCTGCAAGTGAGGCTGCGGATGCTATGAACTACATGGCGATGGCAGGCTGGAAAACCAACGATATGCTCAGCGGTATCGAAGGCATCATGAATCTTGCTGCCGCTTCCGGGGAAGACTTGGCATCTACTTCAGACATTGTCACGGATGCTCTGACCGCTTTCGGTTTGTCTGCTTCGGACAGCGGACACTTTGCGGATATTCTGGCGGCTGCAAGTTCCAATGCCAATACCAACGTCAGCATGATGGGCGAAACTTTCAAGTATGCTGCTCCGGTACTGGGTTCTTTGGGATACTCTGCTGAAGACTCTGCCATTGCCATCGGACTGATGGCGAACGCCGGTATCAAATCCTCACAGGCTGGTACAGCACTGCGTGCTGCCATTACCAATCTGGCAAAGCCGACAGGCACGGTAGCATCTGCCATGGAACAGTACGGCATTTCTCTGACGGATAGTTCCGGCAAGATGTACTCTTTACGAGAACTTATGGAACAACTCCGTCAGAAATTGGGCGGACTTTCCGAAGCAGAACAGGCACAGGCTGCTGCCTCACTGTTTGGCAAAGAGGCCATGTCCGGTATGCTGGCGATCATCAACGGTTCTCCAGCGGATTTTGAAAAACTGTCCAATGCCATTGACACCTGTTCGGATACAGTAGACGGTTACAATGGTACGACCGAAAAAATGGCAGCGGTCATGCAGGATAACCTTGCCGGGCAGGTGACTATCTTGAAGTCCCAGCTGGAAGAACTGGCGATTTCATTTTCTGACATTCTGATGCCCACTATTCGCTCCATTGTTTCCCGCATTCAGGAACTGGTGGACAAGCTGAACCAATTAGACCCACAGACAAAAGAAACCATTGCGAAAATTGCACTGGTGGCTGCTACTCTGGGACCGATGCTGGTGGTGCTTGGAAAGACCATTTCCAGTGTGGGGACGGTCTTTTCCGCAGTGTCCAAACTGCCTGCCCTTTTCTCGGCTGTGCAAAGTGGCATCGGAGCCATTACCGGAGCGTTGGGTGTGTCATTAGGTCCGCTGCTCGCCATTATCGCAGCTGTTGCCGCTTTGGTGGCTGCCTTTGTGCATCTCTGGAAAACCAATGACGAATTCAAAAGCAATATCATCGCCATCTGGGAGCAAATCAAAAGCACCTTTACTGGATTGACACAGGGCATCACTGACCGGCTAAATGCTCTGGGATTCGACTTTGAGAGTTTCACCGATGTGCTGAAAGCGGCATGGGATGGACTGTGCAATCTGCTGGCTCCTATTTTTGAAGGTGTTTTTCAAAACATCTCCAACATCTTTTCAGAGTTTACTGGCGTTCTTCTGGGGCTGCTGGATGTTCTGATCGGTCTGTTCACTGGTGACTGGGAGCAGTGCTGGAATGGCATCAAGGGTATTTTTACGTCTATCTGGAATTTCGTTGTCAACACGTTCCGTAATATCATGAATACCCTGAAAGGCATTGCAGATGTGGTGTTGGGGTGGTTTGGAACAAGCTGGAACGAAGTCTGGACTTCCATCAAAACATTTTTTGTGAATACCTGGAACAGCATCGCTTCCTTTTTCACGGGAATCGTTACTGGAATCCGGGACTTTTTCGTCAACACCTGGACGTCTATTTCCAATACCTTCACCACCATTGTCACTGCCATTCAGACGGTGGCAACGACCGTATTTACAGCGATTCGGGATTTCTTCACTGCCATTTGGACAGGAATCTACAACTTTTTCAGCACAATTTTCAATGCCATTTACAACGTGGTTTCTACGGTGTTTCAGGCAATTTATAACGTGATTACGACCGTTTGGAATGCCATTTACACCACCTTAGAACCGCTGATTACAGCATTCGGCTATCTGTTTCAGACAATTTTTGAAGCCATTCAAATCATTGTGGGTAGAGTGATGGACTGGATCTCGGAGAAGATCAGTGCCATTTGGAATGCAATCGTGGCGTTTTTAACGCCGATTTTAGAAGGTATCCGAACGACATTTGAAACCATCTGGAATGCCATTTCTACCACGGTCTCCACGGTTTTGGATACCATTCAAGATACGGTAACGACCATCTGGAATGCGGTATCAGGTTTCATTTCATCAGTTTTGTCTGCAATCTGGAATGTGGTTTCTTCCATCTGGAACGGCATCTCCGGCACGATTTCCAGTGTGATGAATGCCATTTTTTCTGTGGTATCGTCTATCTGGAATCAGATTTCTTCTGCGGTTTCCAATGTTCTGAACGCCATCCAATCGGTGGTATCTAACGTCTGGAACAGCATCAAGAGCACGATTTCCAACGTGATGCAGAGCATTTCTTCTACGGTGTCCAGCATCTGGGACAACATTCGTTCTGCAGTTTCTGATAAAATTAGCGGCATCAAATCCACCATTCAGAATGGGTTTGATGCCGCTGTGGGATATATCAAGGGACTGGCTTCGGATGCCTGGAACTGGGGACGGGATATCATTCAGGGAATCATTGACGGCATTCAGAGTGCCATCGGCTGGCTGGCGGACTGCGTCACCAATGTTGCCGATACCATTCGGGATTTCCTGCACTTCTCCGTCCCGGACAAAGGACCGCTGACGGACTACGAGAGCTGGATGCCGGACTTTATGAAAGGACTGGCAGACGGCATCGACAAAAGCAAGAAGTATGTGGAGAAAGCCGTGGGCGGTGTGGCGAAAGCCATGCAGTTGACCATGGATTCTGATCTGAATTACAGCTTGCATGGGATTTCCGGAGCAATGCTGCCCGACAGTTCTGGTGGGACGGTGAACAATTATTACAATACCGACAATAGAAAAACGGTGAATCAGACGAATCAATCGCCGAAAGCACTGTCACGGTTGGAGATTTATCGGTTGACACGGAATGCGTTGAATGTGTAGGGGGTGTGTGATGTATTTTTCTTTGATTTTAGAAAACGAATCCGGCGAACAAGTGAATCTATCCACCACCGCCAATCAATACATGACCTCCAAAATCGAAGGTCTGAATCCGCCTGCCGGAACGATTTCTACCTCTTCTTACGCAGGCATGAACGGCAGCTACCTGAACAACGCTTTCATTGAAAAACGAAACGTGGTCATCTCCTTTGCCATGCGTGGCATTGGCATTGAGAAACGACGGCATCAGCTGTATCATGTGGTCAAACCGTCTCAATACATCAAAATCTGGTACAAGACGGCGAACATCGATGTCTATGCCGAGGGGTATGTAGAAACCTGCGAGATGTCAAATTTCGAGCAGCAGATCAGCGGGCAGATCTCCATTCTCTGTCCGGATATTTACTGGTACAGCCGGGATATCTTCTACGCCTACTACAGCGGCGTGATCGGAGCATTTCACTTTCCCTTTCCGGAGAGCGATGCTCCGTTTCCTTTGGGTGTGTATTCCAACAGCAATCTGTTCTCTATCACCAATGATGGCGATGAAACTGGATTCACGCTGCGAATCGAGGCACTGCCCAGCGACATTCCGCAGGAAGTGATTGCCGTGACACCGACCATCTACAACGAAAACGGCGAGTATCTGCAAATCAAAGGCGATATTCTGACCGGTGATGTCATTACGGTTACCACGAAAACTGGAAACAAGACCGTCACCTTGACCAGAAACGGCGTGGACAGCAACATCCTGAACCGGCTGGTTTCCGGCTCTACTTGGCTGACCTTGAAGGAAGGCACGAATATCTTTCGGGTTGAGGCAGTCCGTGGTGTGAAAAAGCTGCGTGTGACCTTGATGCACCGCAATTCCTATCTGGGAGTGTGAGAAATGCAGTTGGAAATTTACAGCTTGATGGCTATGAAAGACCAGATTTCTGTGTCACTGGAAGCCATTTGCGACAGTTATTCTTCGCTCTTATGGGACATTGAGTTCTACCAGTGCGGCTGTTTTGAGGTGTATATCGCTGCCAGTCCCCAGAATGTATCCATCTTTCAGCGTGGCAGAATTGTGGCGAGGAGTGATGATGCACAGCACTTCGGCATCATTGAGTCTTTGCAATTGGAAACCGATGCCGAGAAAGGCGATTATCTGACAGTCACCGGACGGTTTCTTGCCTGTCTGCTGGAACGAAGAATCATCTATCCCACCATCACCGCAAACGGCAGTTATGAGGACATCGTCCGCAAGGTGCTGTCCCGCAATGTGATCTCCGCCGGAATCCGCAATCTGCCCGGTTTTTCCATGGGAACAGTATCCGGTGACTGCTGGCAGAACACCGCACGAATGCAGGTCAGCTATGATAACATCTTAGAATGGCTGTACAGCCTTTGTGAAACCATCGGCGGTTCGGCAAATGTGCGTCTGGATGGAAATAAACTGAAATGCAACCTGTTTTCCGGAACAGACCGCAGCTTGTTGCAGGACGACAATCCTCACATCGTGTTCTCCGATGCATACAACAATCTGCTATCGTTCTCCTATGCGGCGGACGATGCGGTGCAGAAAAACTTTGCCTATGTGCTGGGCTGCGGTGAGGGCAGTGCCAGAAAACGAACCACTTTCTGTTCTGGTGCAGAGCCGACCTATCTTGACCGATATGAGGTGTATGTAGATGAGCGAAACACGGCACAGGAAGAAGATGTGACCGATGCGGAATATTTAGAAATTTTGAAAAGCAGCGGTGCAGAACATCTGGTACAGCCGAAAACGGCATCGGAATCTGCCATCGCTGCTTTTTCTACCCAGTATCAGTACAACAAGGACTACTTTGTGGGCGACTATGTGACCGTGGAACAGAGAAGATTCGGCTTGATTCAACCTCGAATTCAGCTGATCGGCATGGTGGAGAGTTTCGACCAGAACGGCAGAAGTCTGACCCCAACATTTAAAGAGATGGAGTGAGCATATGGCATTTTCTTATGGATTTTTTAACGCACAGAATCTTGACCGGGTATATACCGCAGAAGATTTCACGGCATATCTGTCTAGTTTGATTTGCAATGGAATTCTGGATACGTACCGGCAGTGTTTTGCACCAACAGTCAAAAATTTATCCGTTACATTCGGCACGGGCAAGGCGTGGATCGATGGGCATTATTTTATCAGTGATACCCTGCATACTATCGACCTTTCTTCTTATGTAGATGAATCTTTGAATCGTTATGTAGCAATCGGGATCTATTGTGATCGTTCCACTCGTACCTGTGGGATTCGTGTTCTGGCAGGTACAGCAGCCACCAGTCCAACCATTCCTGCTTTCACTAACAACAATGTGATGACTTATCTGACTTTAGCAGTTGTAAGACTGCGTGCTGGAACGACAAGTATTCTGGATTCCGATCTGACAGACTGCCGTGCAGATGAGAGTAAATGTGGTTATTGCAAGTGTATTCTTGGTAAGTGCAGAGTGACGGAGATGCTTGCCGAAATGGCAAAGACAAATGCCACACTGGACGAACTGCAAAAGCGGCTGGATGCGATGAACAGTCAGATTTCTGAACTGCAGACCAAGGTGGATGATTTGACCGCAGGCGAAATCATAGCAACCGGACAGTGCGGCGAAAACATCTACTATGTTCTCTACGGCAACGGCAAACTGCTGCTGCGTGGAACGGGTGCAACATACGACTATACTTCTCATGATTCTGTGTTTTATCAAAACGATCAGATCAAGGAAATCGTGCTCAGCAATGGCATTACTGGTCTGGGAGACCGCCTGTTCTATCATTGTGCCAATGCGAAAACGGTATCTCTGCCGGCTACACTGACCAGCATTGGTGATTCTGCTTTTGCACAGGAAGATGCTGCAATCGGCTATACCGCCGGTCTGACTTCTGTTACCATTCCG